AGGACGAAGCAGTTAAACAATTTGCTAAACAAGAAAAGGCTTCAGAAGCAGCAAAGAAACTAGAATTATTTATGTTATAAGGCGGAGATTGATTATGAGTACTGTTAAAAAGTTTGTACAAGCGTTTGTGAATGAGTGTCGTTATTTTATGGAAGATCCTATTACTAACGTTGCGGGAATGATATTCTACTTTGGCCTCGGCTTTGGTGGATTTAAACTAATTCATTGGTTGGTGACATAAGGAGTAGCTTATGCTTGACGATATTATTGTAATCAGCGCTTACTTTATCTGGGCGGCTGTGTTATACTTCAGCTTCAAAGCATTCTTAAACTTTATTGTATAGCTAGGAGAAAAGTTATGAAAGACCGATTTGATTTAGAACATGATATTATGAATTGTTGGACTGTAGTGGATGATGTTGATCTGTTAATGGAAACGATAATGGATAATCCAAAGTACAGCGATATACCTCCAGAAACTATGGATAGAATAGCTAATTCATTACTAGGCATTAAAGAGCTATACGCAATGCGGTTTGAGAAACTATGGGACACATTCTTAGCAACATATCAACTAGATGAGCACAAACCAAAATGAAAGTAGCTATATTGAATGACACGCATTGCGGCGTACGTAACTCATCGGATATATTCTTAAACTACCAAGAACGATTTTATTCTGAAATCTTCTTTCCATATTTGAAAGAACATAACATTAAGAATATCTTGCATCTTGGTGATTATTATGAACATCGAAAGTTTGTTAACTTTAAAGCTCTCAACCAAAATCGTAAAGTATTCTTAGAGCCACTTAGAGATAACGATATCACTATGGATATTATTCCAGGCAATCATGATGTGTTCTACAAGAATACAAATGAGCTATGCTCTCTTAAAGAGTTGCTTGGTTACTTTACTTCTAATGTTAATATCATTATGAAGCCAACAGTTCTAGACTATGATGGTCTAGGCGTAGCTGTTGTTCCATGGATTAATAATGCTAACTATAAAGAGTATACCGACTTTATTGCCAATTGTAAAGCTCCATTCCTTGGTGCTCACCTTGAGTTATTAGGATTTGATATGTACAAAGGCATGCCTAATCCACATGGTATGACAGCAGATCTATTTAAACGTTTCGAAACAGTTATGTCAGGTCACTTTCATACGAAATCAAGTAAAGGCAATGTTCACTATCTAGGTTCTCAGATGGAGTTTACTTGGAGTGATGTTGATGATCCTAAGTTCTTCCACATACTTGATACTGAAACTCGAGAGCTCACTCCCGTACGTAATCCTATTACAATGTTTGAAAAAATAGTGTACAATGGCGAGCAAATAGATTATAATAGTATAGATGTAGAGCAATATCGACATAAGTTCATCAAAGTATTGGTTGTCAATAAGACTGATCTATATACGTTTGATAAGTTTATCGATAGATTGCAGAATGTCGAAACATATGAATTGAAGATTGCTGAAAACTTTGAAGAGTTTGTTGGTTCAAGTGTCGATGATGATAAGGTTTCTTTGGAAGATACAAAGGACTTACTCGATACTTATGTTGATGCAGTTGAAACAGATTTAGATAAAGACAATATTAAAATGAAGCTACGGGAACTATATACCGAAGCACAAAACCTCGAGGTTGTATGATACACTTTAAATTATGTAGGTGGAAGAACTTTCTATCGACTGGTAATGAATTCACAGAAATACAATTTGATAGAAGTCCAACCACTCTAATTGTGGGCCAAAACGGTGCAGGTAAGTCTACCTTACTTGATGCACTATCCTTTGGTCTCTTTGGTAAGTCACATCGCGATATTAAGAAAGACCAGCTGATTAACTCTATTAATAAAAAGCATTGTGTTGTTGAAGTAGAGTTTAAGATTGGATCGTCTGAATTTAAGATCCACCGAGCAATCAAGCCAGGTAAATTTGAAATCTATCAGAATGGTAATCTGATTAATCAATCATCGAGTGTAAGAGATTATCAGAAGTTCTTAGAGCAAAACATTCTTAAGCTAAATCATAAATCATTTCACCAAGTTGTTGTACTCGGTTCTAGTTCGTTTATTCCTTTTATGCAACTACCTTCACATTCACGTAGAGAAGTAATCGAAGACTTATTGGATATTAACATCTTCAGTAAGATGAATGGCTTATTGAAAGAACGTAATGGTAAGATCAAAGAAGAGATTAAGGATCTATCATATCAGATTCAATTGATTAACGGTAAGATTGATACTCAAAACAAGTATATCAAGAACCTTGAATCGCTAAATGAAGATCAAATCGATGGTAAGCGTAAAACAATTCGTGATCATAAAAAGGTTATCGATCAAATCTTTGCTGAATCAAAAGACTTAGGTGATGGTCTTACTACGCTAATCGCCGAAGACGATTCATCTTACAGCAAACTTAATGATCAGTTATTGCAATTAAAGACTAAGGATATGCAATACAATAACGATATCACTCAGCTTGTAAAGACTTCAAAGTTCTACGAAGAACACAATGATTGTCCTACATGTGACCAAGTCATAAGTAAAGAAAAGAAAGCAGAGAAGCAAGAAGAGCTTAAACAGAATGCAATTCGGATTCAGGATGATAAAGTAAAAGCCGCAGTTGCGATGAAAGATTTAAATGCCTCTATTAGTACAGTACTAGATAGTCTTAATGAGCTAAAGGAAAAACAAGGACAGATTCTCTCTAATAATGAAAAGATCTCTGTTTTACAAGGCGAAGTTGATAAGACTCAAAAGGAAATCAATTCGTTATCTGGTCAAAGTGGTGATTTAAAGAATGCAAAGGTAGAGTTCGAAGGATTCCGTGAGTCGAAAGATTCATTAAATGAACGTAAACTAAAGTACCTTGAAGAGCGTACATATAATGAAGTCATTGGTGAAATGCTGAAAGATACTGGCATTAAGACCAAAGTCATTAAACAGTATCTACCAGTTATGAATAAGATGATTAACCAGTACCTACAGGTGTTGGACTTCTTTGTAGCATTCCATTTAGATGAAAGCTTTAATGAGACAATCAAATCACGCCACAGAGATACGTTTAACTATTCATCATTCTCTGAAGGTGAGAAGCAAAGAATCGATTTATCTCTACTGTTCACTTGGAGACAGGTTGCTAAGATGAAGAACTCTGCAGCCACTAATCTATTGATTCTTGATGAAACATTTGATAGTAGTCTTGATGTAGATGGCGTAGATTCTCTTACCAAGATTCTTGATACTCTCGAAGATGGCTCAAATGTCTTTATCATATCACATAAGGGTGATGTTTTAGAGAATAAGTTTAGATCAAAGATCGAATTCATTAAAGAAAGGAACTTCTCGAAGGTCAAGTAAGTAAGTAAGTAAGTAAGTGTATACTAGAGTGGTCAACTAATGGCTTACTTGTCCACTATATTGACCACTATAGTAACCTTATATCAAAAAGTTATAAGAAAGTGACTTCTTATAACAAAACGATTTAAATAAAGTGCAGTAAATGTTGTACAACCGATGCTTCTTGTGATATAATATATCTATATTATCAAGGAGCACTTCCTATGTATCAAGTAAATCCACTGCTGGCCAAACTTCTCGCCAAAGAGAATCTTACGGTTCAGCACGGCAATTATAAGACCGCTTGGTTCGACGTAAAGAATCGTGTGCTTGGTCTTCCTATATGGAAAGACTTAGGTAAAGACGTATATGATCTATTGGTTGGCCATGAAGTTGGTCATGCTCTATACACTCCACTCGAAGGTCTTCATAGTTCGAATGAAGAAATCAAAGGCTGTCCTCGAACCTACATTAACGTAGTCGAAGATGCTCGTATCGAAAGAAAAATCCGTGAATCGTATCCTGGTCTAATCCGTACATTTAAGAGTGGATATAAGGATCTATACGCTTCTGGTCTATTTGGTGAAAACCACAACTTCGATACACTAAAGCTCATCGATAAAATCAACCTCAAGTCCAAGCTAGTAGAACTAATTGATGTTCCATTTAATGACGAAGAGCTTGAGCTATATTATGAAACACTCAATACTCAAACGTTCTCAGATGTCTGTGTGGTCGTAAAGAAAATCCTTGCTTACCAGCAAGACCTTGATGAGAGCGAAGAAAAAGATAGTAACAACAAACAGTCATTGCCTACTAATGAAGGTGATGATGGTGATACTGGTCACGATGATCAAGAAGCGAGTGATTCAGACGAATCAGATTCTGATTCAGATGATACTGATCTGGATAATAAATCAGATGCACAAGAAGGTGAATCAACTCCGACTGAATTTGATTTAACTGATGATGATGAAGACGGTACACTATCATCTGTTTCGATTACTCCTAAAACACCAGAACATAATCCAATTGATGAAGAGATATCTGAAACTGATGAATTATTTCGATTAAACGAAGATAAACTCTTAGATGTTGATGAGTTTGGCGAGCAGACTCTATTCATCGATGATTACAACAAAAGCGAAATTGATCAAATTGTAATACCATACGCTAAGCTTGCAGAGTCAAGAGCTAAGAGAGTTGATGAAACGAATAATCGATGGAAACTGCTAGAAGACCATTACGAAATCAGAGCTGCATGTAAGACCTACTTAAAAGGCGTAAAGAAATCTGTACAGCCAGCAGTCAAAGAGTTTGAAATGAAGAAAGCTGCATATCAATGGCAACGAGCTTCATCAGCAAAAACTGGTTCCATCAACGTCGATAAGCTATATTCTTATAAGTACGAAGACGATATCTTCTCACGAGTAACTCAGATGGCTGATGCTAAGAATCATGGTTTAATGCTCCTGATTGATTACTCTGGTTCTATGTATGATATCATAGGTAACGTTGTCCAACAAACATTGCACATGGTATCATTCTGTAAAGCAGTCAATATTCCATTTAGTGTTTATTGTTTCACCACTGGACATGATAATGTAAGAGTCCGTGACAACGCAATGCACACAGATGATATCAAAATGTGTGAGCTCATTAGTTCTGATTTGAACAAAAGTGATTACGAAGAAGCAATGTATCAACTATCTCTAAGGTGTTACAGTGCAGGCTTGGTCGATACTGAAAACAAAAATATAGGTCTGAGAGTACACAATTTCAATTACAGAGCCTATACTTCAAGATATGAAGAGTTCGGTTCGACTCCGTTGAATCAGGCTTTGTTAGTCGCGAATCAGCTAGTAAAGAAATTCGTCAATAAACATAGTGTTCAAAAAATGAATTTCGTTACGATAACTGATGGTGATGCTAATCGTGTACAGACTTACCGATACGGGCAAGAGTCAAACGCAATGCCTATCAACACTGGCACATACAAAAGAGCAGCATCCGTCAAGCTTCAAGTTGGTAACAAGATCATTGATTCTGGACTAGGTAGAGATCTTACCGAAGCTTTACTTGATAACCTACGTAAAACATACAACGCAAACACCATGGGATTCTTCATCGCTGAACGGTCATCGGATTTTAACTATCGTTGTCATGGTGCTGTGTTAGCAAAGACCACTAATCGAGAGTGGATCGACCCAATGACGACACGAAAGTTGACGGCTAAGGAATATAACAAAAACAAATGTGTTGAGTTTAATAATGTCTTTGGATACGATACATACTACATGGTTAAAGGCGGCAAGGGAGCACTGAATACGGAATCAGATGAGTTTAATCCATCGACTAATAAGTCTATTGGTAACGACTTCAAGAAGTTCTCTAAGTCAAAGAAAACAAACAAAGTGTTAATGCAGAAAATAGGAGCGGCAGTCGCATAATGAACGAACCTACTATAATAGATTGGATAAAAGAAGACTTCGCAAGTGATCCTAAGCGATTCATTATTGAAGTCATTGCATGGATTCTAAGCATTGGTTGTAGCATCACTATGGCTATCACCGTTCCTAATCCACCATTGGTGATGCTGTATCCAGTATGGATCACCGGTTGTGTGCTCTACGCATGGGCAGCTTGGTCACGTCGATCGACAGGAATGCTAGCCAACTATATGTTACTAGCAACGATTGATTTGATTGGGTTATATAGAATGGTTTTCTAATAACAAAATAATCTAAATAAAATGAAAATAGTTGTGTACAACCACAGCTACCTATGATATAATAGCTATCTAAATTAATGAAACAGGACCTATATTATGAAAATCTCCACTGTGAACATCCTGAAAACTCTAGCTAATAATTACCCAGATACGACAGTCTTTCGTAAGAATATTATTGAGTCTACGGCTCGTGATCTCGGCTATACTGGAAAGGACTTCGTTCCTCTTCTCACTCCTGAAGCTCGAGTTCATAAGGGAACATACGATTTGGCTTCAGTCATCCCTAAAGCAGAACCTATTGTTGAAGCTCCACAATCAAATGCTGTAATGGGAATGGTTGCTTCAGTTACAAACTCTGAGAAAACCTTTGTTGATGTAGATCCTACGTTTGTTCCATGGGGTTCTTTCAAAGACATTACTCAAATCGTTAAATCTCAAATGTTCTTCCCTGTTTATATTTCAGGTCTATCCGGTAACGGTAAAACCTTCATGGTAGAACAAGCTTGTGCTAAGCTAAAACGAGAAGTTATTCGTGTTCAAATCAACCCTGAAACAGATGAAGATGATTTGATTGGTGGCTTCCGTCTTGTCAATGGTGAAACTGTTTTTGCCAAAGGTCCAGTTCTGAAAGCAATGGAGTCTGGTTCGATTCTTCTTCTTGATGAAATCGATCGTGCTACAAACAAGATTATGTGTCTTCAAGGTATTCTCGAAGGTAAGCCAGTTCTAGTAAAGAAGACTGGTGATATCGTTAAACCTGCAGAAGGCTTCAACGTGATTGCTACCGCAAACACAAAAGGTAAAGGTTCAGAAGATGGACGATTTACTGCGGCTTCTATCATTGATGATGCTTTCCTTGAGCGTTTCAATATCTCTATTGATCAGAAGTTTCCTTCTAAAAGTATCGAAGAAAAGATCTTAGCTAAGCACCTTAATAAGTTTAAAGGTGGATCTAGTTCTAGTGATGCTGAGTTCATTGATAAGCTAGTCAACTGGGCTGATATCATTCGTAAAACTTTCTATGATGATGGCATCGATGAGGTTGTTTCAACTCGACGCTTATGTCACATCATTCAGACTTTCACTCTCTTCGAAGATAAGATGAAAGCAATTAATTTATGTATCTCACGGTTTGATGATGATACGAAAGAAGCATTCCTAGATCTCTACACTAAAGTTGATTCTGGAGTCGAAATGTTTAATAGCGAGGAAGAATTATAATGCAATACAAGTTTAATGAAGGGACTCTCATTGCAGAGTTTAAAAACTACATTGACTCTACTTATGAGGGTCACTATTGCCAAGGAGGATTCCAATCCTCTGAGGTGATTGTCGATCGAGGTCATGGCCTAGGGTTTTTCCTAGGCAATGTTGATAAGTATAATGCTCGAT